TCTTCCACGATACGTGTACTGGGTAACTACTGCAGACGGTAAGCGTGTTCCTATGGAATGCTTAGGCTTCGATAGAGATAAAGAGCAGTTTACTAATATTGAGAAAGATTGGGTACGTCACTACCACACAGATATGAAGTGTTCTTGGGCATACGCAGTACAATGTATTGACCCAGATGACGGAAAGGTTAAAGTATTAAACCTTAAAAAGAAGTTATTTGAAGCGGTAATGGTTGCAGCAGAAGACTTAGGCGATCCTACGGACCCTACAACAGGTTGGGACTTAGCATTTAAAAAGCAAAAGACTGGACCACTACCTTTCAATGTAGAATACACATTGCAAGTACTAAAGTGTAAAGTAAGAGCCTTAGATGACAATGAGTTAGAAGCTATCAAGGAACTACCTAACATTGATGAGGTTATTAAGCGTCCTACGTCAGATCAGCAGAAAGAGTTTATTGAGACAAGAGTTCTTGAAAACGCTTCTACAGATATGCCTTCAGAAGTTGCGGAAGCAGTTACTGAGTTGCTATAATAAATTAGCATAAGGAAAGCCCCGTAACTGGGGCTTTTTTAACATATAAGGAAATAACCAATGAAGATTTTATTCAGTGCAGATCACCACATAAAACTTGGACAAAAGAACGTTCCTCGTGAGTGGGCAACTAATAGATACGACTTGATGTTTAAAGAACTGTACAAATTAGAAAAGACAGTAGACTTACACGTTATTGGAGGAGACCTATTTGATAAGATGCCTACTCTTGACGAGCTAAGCCTGTACTTTCAGTACATACGAGACATTAGTATAAGAACTATTATATACCCAGGCAATCACGAGGCACTAAAGAAGAATACCTCGTTTTTGACCAACCTAAAGGATGTTACAAAAGCGGTAAATCCTTTAGTAGAGATTATTGATGACTATTATAAGATAGACGATATGGACTTTATCCCTTATAATAAGCTAAAAGAATTCGACCCAGAGGACTTTAGTGGTAGAACTTTATTCACGCACGTTAGAGGAGAAATTCCTCCACATGTACACCCTGAAATAGACTTGTCTTTATTAAAGGGCTGGGAGCTTGTTATAGCAGGGGATTTGCATTCTCACTCTAACTCTCAGGGTAACATAGTCTACCCTGGTAGTCCTGTTACTACTTCTTTTCACAGAAACCCTGTGGATACGGGAGTACTACTGTTCGATAGTGATACTCTTGATTGGTCTTGGATGAAACTAAAACTACCGCAGCTTATTAGGCAAACGGTTAGTCACCCAGACCAAATGATTAAGACTAATTACCATCACACTATCTATGAACTAGAAGGCGATGTTAATGACTTGGTAAAGGTAGACAAGGACAACGAGTTACTAGACAAGAAAATTATAAAAAGACATAATGACTCCGCGTTAATACTAACCGCTGATATGACTCTAGAGGACGAATTAGCTGAGTACCTAGAGTTTATTATGGGTCTAAATACTAAGAAGATAGAGGCAGTACTGGAGGTATTTCATGATTATACTTAAAACATTAAAATGGTCTAACTGCTTCTCATATGGAAGCGATAATAGTTTAGACTTAGAGAAAGATTTAATAGTACAATTAGTAGGTACTAACGGTACGGGTAAAAGTTCTATACCTTTACTAATCGAAGAGGCTCTATTCAATAAGAACTCTAAAGGTATTAAGAAAGTTGATATTGTTAATAGAAATAGTGAGGGAGAAGGCTACTCAATCTCTTTAGACTTTCTAGTAGATGACTTAAACTACAATATAAGTGTAGAGAGAAAAGGAAGTATTAAGGTAGTTCTAACGTGTGATGGAGAAGATATATCTTCTCATACTGCTACTAATACTTTCAAGACAGTACAGAACGTTATTGGAATGGACTTCAAAACCTTTAGTCAGTTAGTGTACCAAAGTACTACTAGTTCTTTACAGTTTTTGACTGCTACAGATACCAATAGAAAGAAGTTTTTAATTGAACTTTTAAACCTAGATAAGTACTTGACCTTATTCGATAACTTTAAAGTCGCACATAAAGAAGCGTCTAATGAAGTTGCAGAGATTAGAGGTAGTATGGAGACTATTCAAGCTTGGGTAGATACTAACCCTATACTAAGTACTACTAAGAAAGTACTACTAGAACTACCAAGCCCTCCAGAGGACTTAATATCTGAAAGAGCTTTAGTGACTTCTAAGTTAGAGAATATTCTGGATATTAATAATAAGATAAACATTAATAATCAGTATAAGAGTCAGCTGTCTAAGTTAAGCGCTACGGAACTTACTAATGAAGTTGAAATGCCTGAAGGTATTGGAGAGTTAAATGAAGAGTTTACTTCACTAAGAACTATTATTGATCAGGCAAATACTGTACTACGCAAAATTGAAAAACTTGGGGATTCCTGTCCCACTTGTTTGCAGGAGATAGACTCTGATAAAACAGAAGAGTTACTTTTAGAGCAAAAGAGCGTAGTCTCTGTAAGTACTAAAAGAAAGAACGAAGTACAGAACCTTGTCATAAATTTAAAGAAACAACTTCAAGTTTATAAAAATCATCAATCTGAAATTGAAAAATTTGAGAAGCTATCTAATCTTGTAGATAATAAGCTGCCCAGTAAGACTGAAGATAAACTAGAGTTAGAAGAAGAAATCAATAAGTTTACTGTCGAAATTTCGAAAAAACAATCGGAGATTAGGGATATATCATCTCAGAATAACGAAATAACAAAATTTAATACTGAGTTAGACTATTTGGTTAAGCAAGTAAAGGAATTCAAACTAAAGCTATTATCAGAAGGAGCTAAGTTAAAGAAAACTAATGATGTATTCGCTAATTTAGAAGTTCTAAAGAAAGCTTTTAGCACGAATGGATTAGTGGCTTACAAGATTGAAAATTTAGTAAAGGACTTAGAAGATTTAGTAAACCAGTATCTAGGAGAATTATCCGATGGACGATTTGGACTAGAGTTTGTGGTTACTAATGATAAGTTGAACGTTGTTATTTCTGATGAAGGTAGAGATATTGATATACTTGCCCTAAGTAGTGGAGAGTTAGCCCGAGTTAACACTTCTACATTACTTGCTATTAGAAAACTAATGAGTACATTATCTAAGTCTAAAATCAATGTTCTATTCTTAGATGAAGTAACAGGAGTATTAGATGATGAAGGTAGGGAGAAATTGATTGAAGTTCTATTAAAAGAGCACGACCTAAATACCTTTATCGTTAGTCATTCTTGGAGTCACCCCCTCTTGGCAAAAATTAATGTCATTAAGGAAGAAAAGATGTCGAGGTTGGAAGAATGAATATACTAACTATAGATATGGACTATATTGCCAATAGTGCATTATCCTCAGAGATAGGGAAATTAGTACAAGGCCCCAATACTCTGGGGGCTGTGGATAGTATGTACTGGGATAGAGTTGATCGTATGCTGGGGGACCATGCCCCTAATAAACTGGACTCTAGGAACCTAGAGGAGATTGTAGAAGTATTTAGTAAGTATGTGGCAAGAGGGCGTCCTAATGTTGTGTTTGGGCTTGACCACGACTCTATACTTTTGCACATAGGAGATAGGACTACAGATATAACAGTTATAAATCTGGACCAGCACCATGACGTTATATACTCTAATGAGAGCCACTATAATATAAGTGAATTTGGGAGAGTCACAGAGGGGGACTGGGTATACTACATAAAGGATAGGGTAATAAGGTATTGTTGGGTAGGGAACGAGGGGTCAGAGGAGCCCTTATTCACTAATTTCAAGTATGAGAGGTTTAACCTATTTAGAGATATTGAAGATATTCCCTACCAGTTTGACCTAATATACGTGTGTCTATCCCCTGGGTACCTACACAAGAAGTACTGGAAGTACTTCTGGCAGTTGAAGGACCTTGCAGATAATTTAGTGGGGTATACCCCCTTAGAAACTAGGAGGCTGGGCGACCAGTATAAACTAACATCTGAGTTAGATTGGAGGGCAGGATATGGCAGTAGCTAATAAGAGTAAGGCTAAAGGGACAAGGGCAGAAACTGCTTGTTGCGTAGTTCTTCGAAAGTACACAGGTTGGAACTGGGAACGAATCCCTTTAAGTGGTGCCTTGGATGCCAAGCATGGCTTGAAAGGCGACGTATATATTCCTAAGGAACTTACTAATATTTAAGTTTGATAGAAGTAAGTGGTTCTGTGCGTTTTTACAAGAACCCGTTAATGACTATAGGTACTTGTACTACTCAGAAGGATTTTATATGGCTAAACTAGAAGATTACCTTAGTGACCGGTCGAAAGATGACTGGGTTTATAAGCGTATTTAAGACAATAAAAACCCCCAATACTGTTTTACGGTATTGGGGGTTTTTATTGTCTTAACTTCTCTCGGTACCTTCGAGTGGTTCGTGCCCCGGTCTAGTAGGGACAGGTTGGTTGGGGTTTATAGAACTAGCATTAGCTGGCATATCCCTCAGCACTTGTCTCCATACTTTCCACTCCTCTAGATCAGATCCCTGGTAGTCTGGGAGAACTCTAAAGTCAGAGCGTTGTAATAATTCATCCCTTAACTCTCTAATCTCTTCCAAAGGCATATCAGGGGGATCTGGCAGCTTCCACCCCTCTGAAGGGTCGTATGTAGCCCCTATGGTGGCTTCATGGTTCGCGTCTTCCACCCAGTTATCAGGAGGGGTCTGGTCTGCAGGTATAGTGAATACACCTCCTATTGCCTCGTTGCTGCTGTTAACTTCATAATAGTATTTCATAATTAATTCCTTTATTCTATCCTATGTACCTAATGTACACGTAACCTGGCTTGCCTGAGTAGTTTCTTGGGCCTCCGGAACCGTATGCAGAGCCAAAAGAAGGTACTGAAGGTGTGCTATCCCAAGAACACCCTGTTGTTGAGTTTGGACACCCATAAGATGTATTCCCTGCGTCTCCTCCGGAAGGTCCATTGCCGTAAGAGCCAAAAGTGCCTGACGGCACGCCTGAAGCGGTACCACCGCCGCCGTGTGAGTAATTATGTCCACCACCGCCTGTACCACCACCACCTAACGTTATGTTCAATCCTGCTCCGGAAATAGTAGTGGAACCCCCCGCACTACCTTTAGCATAGTTACCTCCAGGGCTACCTGATCCTGCGTTACCCGCGGAGTAGGAAATAGTACCTGTGGACACAGGTATAATGTAATCATTTACCCATCCAGCTCCTCCACCATAATTGTACCAGTCACTATATTGTCTATTTCCACCACCACCACCACCACTTGCGGATAGCCATATTTTGTCAACAGTGGAAGGGATAGGTACCGTACCCGAAGATCCCCCTCCTCCTATCCACTGGGAAACAGGGCTAGAGGCCTCTGCCTTAGTTGTCTGAGTAGTTCCGTCCGAGAATGTGATTCCCGTACTTGTTAATGTAACTGCCATTATTTTTCTCCTTTAAGAATATTAACTTCATCGCGAAGCTCTTTTACTGCTTCAATTAGTAAAGCGTGAAGAGCATCGTACTCAACTACTTTGTATTTTTCACTACCTTCTTCAAAAGGCATTTCTTTTTCTGTTACCGCACTTGGTAGAACTTTCTCTACGTCTTGTGCAATAACACCAGCAGAACGTCTGCCATCTTTCTTGTATGTAAATTCTACACCATTAAGTTGTGCAACTTTGTCTAATGCACCTGTAACGTTAGATACGCCTGTCTTTAATCTTTCATCTGATACAGTACCAGAATAAGCTACTACTTGGCCGTCTACGTGCAAGTCACCGTCGTCTTCAAGACGCATTTCTTCAGCACCTGCTGTGTACCAACGAATACCGTGGGAAGCGTCATAGAAAGTATAGTCATGAGTGTTACCTGAATAAATATCAGTAGTTGTAGAGTTTCTACGTCTATCATCTTCAAGACGGAAAGCAGTTCCGCTAAGGGTCATGCCGTAGTTGCCGTCAGCAGAGTAAGTAGTGTTAGTATCAGTGTTAGTATCTGGTGGAGTTACCCAAGACATAGTTCCATCACCATCAGAACGTAAATACTGAGATGTAGTACCATTACCTGATACGTTTAAGTGTAGAGCATCAATACTGTTATCAGCATAGTGTTCTGAATTGATTGCATTATCAGCAATATGCTCATTGTCAATACTACCTGCTACATAATGCTCGGAGTTAATTGAATCATTAGCAATCTTAGCACCATTAACACAGTCTGTTGCGAGATGTCCATTATCAATAGACCCATTAACAAGTTCAGATGAGTCGACACAGTTGGCAGCTAATTGAGTGGCGGTAATAGTGCCACTTGCTATGTGTATAGCATCAATAGACCCATCAACATAATGAACACTATCAATACCATTCTCTAGTAGGGTTTTTATCTGAGCAGCAGTTTGGTCAGCAGTAGCACCTGTTTCAATACCGTCTAACTTAGACTTTAAGGTAGATGTAAAGTTCTTAGCAGTCAAACCATTATCACCAACAGAATATGTTGTATTATTATCAGATGCCCATACAGCAGTTCCACTAGCAGAATACTTTAGGAACTGACCAGAAGCACCAGCAGTTGGAATATGTTTGTTACCAGCAGATGTAGGATGAGAGTAGTTATTCGCAGAAGTAGCAATACCATCTAGTTTAGTGTTATCTGCTGTAGTAAAGTTCTTTTGCGTTAGTCCACCATCACCTACTGAATAAGTAGTATTATTATCAGGAACTGTAACTGTATCAGTAGTACCATCACCACGATTTAACGTAATTGTATGCCCACTAATAGTCATTGCATTTGCTGCAGTACTTAAGGACTGGTTTGACGTTTTAGCCGTTTTAGTTGCTAAAGCAGTAGTTAATGTGGAGGCGTAAGACGCGTCATCATTGATAGCTGCTGCTAACTCATTAAGAGTATCTAAGGTACCAGGTGCTCCACCGATCAAATCAGTAACTTCCGTTTGCACGTAAGCTGTAGTAGCTACCTGAGTAGTATTAGTATTAGCTGCTGCAGTTGGTGCAGTTGGTACACCTGTTAAAGCAGGACTAGCTAAAGGGGCTTTTAAGCCTAAAGCAGTGTCTAATCCGTCTACATTAGCTGTAGTATGATTGTGGCTGTCATCAGCAACAACTGCACTAATAGTAACATTACCTAAGTTAGTCATTGTAGCAGAACCACTTAAATCACCACTTAATGTAATAGTAGGGTCATTTACATTAATGTCCATAGTGTTATCTGTATCTTGGTAAGTTACAGTTACACCAGACTCTGAATTACTAGACCACATAGCACCTGCTGTGTCACTAATGTATTCGGCTAAACCATCAATATTACCTGTTACGTGGTTATGTGAATCATCTGCAATAGTAGCAGTTAACGTGGCATTTCCTAGGTTAGTTAATGTACAAGAACCACTTAAATCGCCACCTAATGTAATAGTAGGGTCATTTGTAGCAGTAGTAGTAATACTAATGTTACCTAAGTTAGTCATTGTAGCAGAACCTGTTACAGCGCCAGTTAAAGAAACTGTTGGGTCATTTACGTTAATGTCCATAGTACCATCAGCATCTTGGTAAGTTACAGTTACACCAGACTCTGAATTACTAGACCACATAGCACCTGCAATGTCTTGAATTTCTTCATTAGTTTGATTTGCTGTAGCACCAGATTCAATACCATCTAACTTAGATTTAAGTGTAGTAGTAAAGTTTTTCTGTGTTAAACCACTATCACCAACTGAATAAGTAGTATTAGTATCCGTAGAACTAATAGTACCGCCAGCTGAGATAGCAACGTTAGTACCGGCTGTTAAAGCAGCTACAACATTTGTAGTATCTGTAACATCTGCAGAAGCTTCTATACCATCTAGTTTAGTGTTATCTGCTGTAGTAAAGTTAACTTGCGTTAGTCCACCATCGCCTACTGAATAAG